CGGTCAGCAGTGTCGGCACCGTCAAGGTGCAACGAAGCTGATGGAAGCCACCAGCCAGCTGAACATGTTTGCTGGGCTGGGGGTTGCCGAGCAGAAGAAGCGCAACACAGACCTGCTCAGCACACCGTTGAGTCGCCGTGAGCAGCGGGAGTTTGGCCGCCTGTATGCCGAGAACATCAAGCTGGTCAAATTCTTCCAGGCCAAGCTGGCCAAGAAGTACCGCTACTGCATGGCCATCGAGGACATCAACAGCTGCGTGGATTTTGCAGCGATCAAGGCCTTCAGGGCCTGGGATCCGAAGCGCGGCAAGCTGAGCACTGTTCTTTGGTGTTTTGCCCATGGGGAGGTGTTGCATTACCTGCGGGGCAACAACTGGGGAATCAAGGCTCCCCATAAGGTCAGGGAACTGGGTAGCAGTGCTCGGCGGTTGATTGATGAGGGCCTGTCCGTGGAGCAAGTGTGCGACCGGCTGCGGTGTGCCATGGATGAGCTGAAGGATGCCCTGGTGGCCACGGCAGGCATCGCCCATGAAACGATGGGGTTTGACCTGCACCTGTCGAACCAGCCAACGCCGTGGGAATGGCTTGAGGCACAGGAGGCTAGTGCTAGCTAGCAGGTAGGATTGGGGTGCTCAAGCGGGTTGCAGCCCCTTGAGCGTGACCAACTCACTGTGGATGAGCTGATGCCAGCAAGGATAGACCTGACTGGTCAGCGGTTTGGGCGGTGGACCGCAATTCAACGCACCCGCTTTGGCCAGTGGCTTTGTCAGTGCGACTGCGGCGCCAAGAAGCCGGTTCTTGTGAACTCGTTGCGTGGCGGCAAGAGCATGAGCTGCGGATGCCTGAGGCGTGAGGCCACAGGCCAGCGGTTGCGCCACAACCTCACCGGAAGGCGCTTTGGTCGCCTCGTGGTCACCGACTATGCAGGCACCGACCGCCACAAGAAAACCAAGTGGCAATGCCTGTGCGACTGTGGCAGCGCAACCGTCCAATGCGCTGGTGATCTGCTGAAGGGCACAGCTAAGAGCTGCGGCTGCTCTAAGAGACTTCCCAGGATCACCGAAGAAACCGGCAATCAGTACGGCAGGCTGAGGGTCTTGCGCTGGTGGGGCACCAACCACAGGCACAGGGCCAAGTGGTTGTGTCAATGCAGCTGCGGGCAGCAGTGTGTTGTGACTGGCGATTACTTGCGGTCCGATGCCACTAGGAGCTGTGGGTGCCTGTTGCGTGAACACGCAGCTGACCTTGGCCGAAGGGTGGGCCAGTTCAATCGGACCGATGACAATCCCGCAACCTTCTTGGCCGATCCTGAGCACGCTGCTCGCCCCACCTTCCTGTACTTGGTGGAGGTGAACGGCATCCTATTGAAACTCGGCATCGCCGTAGACGTTCTGGTCAGAGGGCAAGGCTCCTACACCGCCGTCCACTTCGCCAGGCTGATGCCTAGGGCAAACTCCTGGGCCGTGGAGCAGGCAGCCCTCTGGCGCACCCTGGCCAACAGGGTCAATGGGCTTCCCGACGAAATCACTCTCAAGGATGGCTGGTCTGAGCTGCGGCACGGATTGGACATTGCCCAGACAACTCAGATGCTGGACGCCATGGCTGATGAGTGCGAGCGCATCGGCTGGGAACGGTTTTGGCAGTTGCTGTGTGTACGCCAGCGACTCGGTAAGCTAATGTAGTTCTCAGTCAAATCATGGCGACCGGCGCTTTCTTCGCGGCTTTCGGCTATAAATTCTACGTCAAGAAAGGGACTACCGCAAGTACCATCCCAACCTCATCTTCTGGCTTGGTCGAGGTTTTGAGCCTTGAAAACGCCGGAATCCAAGGTGCGTCCTCTACGACAGAAGTTATTGACTATGGCAGCAGCCAGGGCTTTTCTGCCAGCTTGGTGACCGGGCAAAGTTACACCATTCCATGCACAATGAATCTCTCGTTGAATGACGCGGGATACCTTGAACTGAAAGACGCAGCTCTCAATGCCGCTACGGGTGTTACTGTTCAGTGGTACAGAGAATCTCCAGAAATGAGTACAACTGGCGACCCTGAAAAGCACGCTGGAGTTGCTTTTGTCACGGATTTTTCGGAAGATCTACAGGCCGGGGGGGTTGCGAAAGTGACCTTTACGCTGACCGGCTACGGCGCCTACACCTGGACGGCTGAAACGAACGTCTAAAGCTGACGACCTGCTAGAGCCTGCCATTGGGCCTTAAAGAAGGGTTCCAGTGGCAGGTTGTTGAGTGCTTTGCCAATCCAGTCACGGGGAGGGTAGTTCTTGCCGGGGACGCCACGGAGGATGTAGCCCGCATAGGTCACACCACTGTTCCCCCACGTGAATTCCAGAGTGGTGGCATTGATGCGGTTGCGGCGCTGGGATTTGAGGAATGCCCCAGTGTCCACGATGTCGCGGGGGCTGCCTTCAATGGTGCCGTTGCGGCGGTAGGTCGTGACCGGCCAGCTGAACTGCACCAGTTGGATTTCCTCTTTGAGCTGCTGATCCATCGCCTTCCCATAGGCCGTCATGATTGCTGGGATGCGCAGCTTGAGCTGGGTGGCATTCCAGCCAGTCAGCTTGTATGTGGCCTTAACGCTGACCATAGATCGCCACCCTGATGCGGTCGCCAATAACAGCTTGCAGTGTGCTGCCGATCAACCCTGTCGTGCCATACGGGTGACGAGCGGCCAGGATTTCGCAGGTCTTGGCAGTCTGGCCAGCAAAGGCCAGGGTGCCGCGAGTGCCGGGTTTGATCCGGGCATCGAGGGCCTGCGGGTTGATGGCATACCCTTCAAACACTTCGGTGTAGGCCTCAACGCCTGGCAGTTCGGTCTTATCCGGTGAACCCTGCCGCAGGAACGCTGAGATGGTTACGTTTTCAGTGGCTGCCGTGACGTTGCCCGTGGTGGCATCAGTGACGGTGCCAGCTGTGGGAAGGGCCAGGACGAGGGAAGCATTGGCAAGGGAAGCTAATGCTGATGCCATCGTCTACACGCCTGTGGCTTAGGTTTCCGGCAACCTAGGGGCAGTAGACGTGGGTGCCGGTGGCAGAGTCACTAGGGCAGGTTGGCCTCACGGTTACGGCTGACACGACGCAGATGGAGTCAGCCTTTAAGGCTGCGGAGCGGAGTGCAGAGGCAACTGGCAAGAAGATTGAGCAGGCCTTTTCAAAGTCTGGCCGTCCGATTCAGACAGCGGCCAATGGCATTGAGTATTTCATTGATGCCAATGGGAGGGCGAGGAATGTCACGGGTCAGTTCCTGACGCTGGCTGAGCGGCAGGCTGCAGGGCTTAACAGCCTTGGGACTGCGGCTAGGGGTGCAGCTGGTGGCCTCGGTGGGTTGGCTCCTTTGGCTAGTGGCTTTGCAGGGGTGGCAGCAAGCGTCACCGCTGTCGCCGCCGCTGTCGCTGGCATTGGCTTTGCGGCAACCAAGTCTGCTGGTCAAATCCAGAAGCTCACTGCCGCCTTTACCGGCCTGACGGGCTCCGCTGAGGCTGCGGCCAAACTCCGGCAATCACTGTTTGACCTGGGTGAGACGACCCCGTTCAAAAATGAGGAGATCCTGCAGACGGCTCAGCGGTTCCTTGCCGTTGGCATCAATGTTGACAGCCTGAATGGTTCGATCAATCGCATTGGCGCATTGGCCGCGCAGTCTGGTCAGCCATTAGAGCGCCTGGCCTTGATCTATGCACAGGTCTACGCGAAGGGCAGGCTGCAGGGTGAGGAGAATCTTCAGTTCTTGGAGGCTGGCGTTGACCTAACAAAGCAGTTGACGCAAGTGACAGGGTTGTCTGGTCAGGCCCTGCGTGATGCCATGAGCAAGGGCAAGATCAGCATTGCTGACGTGAATGCGGCCATCATCTTGGCAACGGGTGAGATGAAAGCCCTAGAGCTTGCGGGGCGTTCAGTTGATACGCAATTCAATAACATTTTTGATAAGCTGGGGCAGTTGTTTGGTGGATTTGCTCAAGGTATTGCCCCTGCGCTGTCAGCTGCCTTTAAGGTAATCAACGATATTTTTAAGTCTGCCTTTCCCGATCTTGATTCGATTGCTCAGTTCTTTGCGCCGTTGACGGAGGAGGCGCAGCGGTTTGCGCAGGTGCTGGGTGAAAGCCCCGGCGTGATTGAGGTCATTGCGGCTGGCATCAAAAACATTGCCCAGATTGGCCTTGGCCTGCTGGTTGATGGCATCACCGAGGTCAGGAAGACACTGGAAAGCATTGATCAGAAGGCATTTATCCAAGGGTTTATCAATGCTGAGATTGCTGTTCGGCGTATCCTGCTTGCAGCATCAGCACTGGCGTTGACGCTCAACAAGACAGCCGAGCTGCAATTCAGAGCATTTAACCTATCCAAGTTTGGCGCCGATATTGTCAAGGCCGGTGGGTTTAGCAAGTTTATTGAGAAGGAATATAGGCTTGCTGAACAGAAGTGGAAGGATTGGGCCAACTCTGAACCGTTGAAGTTCCCCGACCTGACGGGGCAGGGGGCCAAGCAGGCTGACAAGCTGGCTGGTGACCTTGACAACAAGCTGGGGGATGCGGGAACTGATCTGACCAAGAAGGTCGAGGACGCCGCCAAGAAGCTGCGTGATGCTGCCATCGAGGGCGCGAATGCCTACATCCAGGCCATCCAGAAGCTGACCGAATCCAGGCTGCAGCTGGCTGAGCTGCGCGGCAAACCCGAAGGCCTCAACCGCTTCCTCTCTGGCCAAGAACAATTTGACCGCACTCGCAGCGCGATCATCAGCCTCGGCCCTGAACTAAACCAAGCCCTGGAGCAAGGGGCCAGTCTGCTCCGCTCTCAAGGCGTGGGCATCGGTCGGGAGTTGTTCGGTGACCTGCGGGCAATCTTTGATAACGCTGTCACTGGTCGCAGCGCCAACCAAGAGGGCCTGTTGGCCTTGACCCAGTTCATCCGTGATGTGCAGACCGAGCGTGGGGCAGAGGCTGGCGTCAACCAGGCTGAGCGTGACCTGGCCGAGGTGCAGCGTGGGCTGATCACCAGCAACGTCGAGCTGCGGGAGGCCGTCTCTGCCCTTGTCCAGAAGGACTGGAACGTCCAGGTCAACCTCAACGGGGCCACGGGTGCCTCGGTCATCGGTGATGTCGCAGGAGCACTGGGATGACCGTCACCATTGGCACCTTCAGCACCAATGCCCTCACGGCCCAACCATTCGGCTACGAGGGTGAGGCCCGCACGGGGCTGACTGCTCGCACCTTCCGCATTGCTGGCCTGCTGACCGCTAGCCAGTGGCAAGCCTTGATCAGTGAATACAACACGTGGAGGAATGCTCGGATTGCCGATGAAGACACGCTGAGCAGTGGCGTGGTCGGCACCACCGTCAGCCTGTCCATCACCTCAACCAATGGCCTGAGTGTGACCAGCCTGGCCTGCTGGTTCACTGAGCCCCCCAGTGGTGAGCAGGCTGGCACCTACGTCTCGGCCACGGTCACCTTGGTGGATGCGGCCCAGGCCCTGGCCGTGCTGCTGCGCAGTCAGGAGAAGTCAAGGCAGGAGTCTGAAGCCACCCGGCCCAGCCTAGGCACGCTGACCTTTGGCTCTGCCGTGGTCACGCTGACCGCTCCCGCCGATACCCGCCAGGACGGCCCTGCGGTGGCGCTGACGGCTACAGGCAAAAGCTATGTGACCGGCCCGTTGGTCGCGCACAAGATCCGGCAGGTGGAGGGCTACATCAGCTCCGGCACCTTTGCCAACCTGCTCAGCTGGTATGACACCACGGTGGCCAGTGTGCCCTCGGCTGGCACGTGGTTTCCGATCAACCCGCCTACTGCCACCGCTGAGGTGATCATCGCAGGTGGCGTCAAGGCCACCCGATACAACGTGCAGATGACCGTGCTGGAGGTGATCTGATGCCGATTGACATCAGGGCCAATGTGACCTGCAGCCTTGGCACCCTGATCAGTGCCAGCGTCAATGATGACTATGTGCAGGGCAGCGGGCTGATCAAGACAAGGGGAAGCTGTGAGATCAGCGGCCTTGTGTCCCCGGCTGTTGGCAGCGTCGTCACCTTCAACTACACCAAGTCGGGTGTCACCCGGTCGGTGCCACGGAAGCTGCGGGTGCTGTCCAGCTTTGCTGACCCCTTCCGCCGGACCACCAAGCTGGAGCTGGGGTGCAAGCTGACGTACCTGGCCAACCTGCGCGACAAGATCAGCTGGAAGGCATTGGACGATCCCGAGAATGCTGAGCTGACCGAGGACGACGCCAAGATCATCACCGTGCCCATCTGGGCCAGTTCGGTCATGCGCAAGTGCCTCACCGAGCTTGGCCTGTCCGCTACTCAGGTCCCACTGACCAACCAGTTCAGCATTGCTGAGTTTGACTTCAGCAGCGGCTACGTGAGCATCCTGAGCGACCTGCTGGTCAGCGAGAGCTACTGCGGCTACCTCGACTACACCGAGCGGCTGGTGGTCTTCCCGTTGTCGGTCGAGGGTGGTGGCGGGCCATCGCTGAGCACTGGGCAGATCATTGATATTGGCTCGATTGGCGTTGGTGACCTGCCAGGTGATGCGGTCACCGTGTCCTATTCGACGCTGAAGCTGAAGCTGCCGGATGAGACGGAGCTGGCCACCGAGGATCAGGATGCCAACAGCGAGGGCAGCAGGGAGCGGCGGTGGGAATACCAGCGCAGCACCAGTGGACCCAATACCTACACCATTGCCTACCAAAGCGGCAACGCAACGGTCAACGCTGTCTACACCGGCACTGAGACGACTGAGGTTGAAACCCAGTACACCACGATTGCTGGCAATGACCTGCCCACGGTGCAGACGACCACGCTGACGGGCTCCTCAGCCAAGATCGGTGGCAGCATCGCTTCCCAGTACCTGAAGAACGGCATTGGGTTCAATGCGGTCACCCTGCCCCTAGAGCGCAGCATCACCACCTATACCTACACACCGGCTGGCAACCGGCTGCGGGAGGAGACGATCAACTACCGGCAGGCGCTGCAGATTTTCGGTGCCTTGAATCTCCCCTACGTTCAGAGTTCAAGCGATTTCGTCAGCTTCAGCTACACGCTGCTCCCGGCAGAGCGGAGTGTTCGGACCTTTGACATCAGCGGGTCGGTCAGCCTGGAGACAGTGACCAACTACAACCTCTGGCCGTTTTCCTTGACCGGGCAGCAGACTGCCGCCGAATCGGGCCTTGACCTAACGACCACGGGTGATGTGTCTACCTACGTCAATGCGCTGGCCACCTCTGGCTTCGGGTATTCCAGTTCCTCTGTCCAGCTCAATGCCACCCCTGCTCCCGTGGGGCGGCCCAATGACGTGATCAATGGTGGGTATGCCGAGGACACAGGCGACCCTGACAATGGGTATCGCACTGAATCCAGCAGTGAGCTGGAGCTGGCCTGGGGCAGTCCAACGGCCCAGCTGCGGATTGAGTTAAGTCTGCCCTATGCCCCTGATGACACGTTTTACAAGGCAGGCGGCAAGTATTTCTCCCGTAAGAGCGATGCGGAGCAGAAGGCCAACCTGTACGGACGGGTGCAGAACAAGATGCTGCTGGGCAACCGCAATGGGTTGAACGTTCAGACGGTGCCGGAGATCCTGCCGGGTGAACCGTTCGCCCCGTTTTACCTGACGGCCAATGG